AAATATAATAGATAAAGAATATAGGGATGCCTTTGCAAGGTGGATTCAATACAAAAAGGAAATAAAGGATATGTATAAATCAGAATTAAGTTTAAAGACGTTAGCAACCAAAATAATGAACAACGTATCAGCAAAGCAATTTGATGAGGTTGTTGATATATCAATTAGCAATGGATGGAAGGGATTGTTTTTTGATAAAGTAAAAAAAGATTTACCTTCGAACAAACCTAAAATAGCAACACTCGATGATTAACCAAGAACTAATAGGGATATTTTTAGTATACCCAAGCACACACGTTCACCTTTCCAAACTTAACCCTATATGGTTACAGGGTAAGGATAGGGATATTATTGAACGTATGCGAGAGATGTATATTACCAATGAGCCAATCAACTTACCATCGGTAGGTATGCAGTTTAAAGAGCATATCCAATACATTGCTCAAAGTCCTAACTTGGTTAGTACAGATAGCCACATTGAAAAGATAATCACATCACTTGAGATTGACTATAAAACTAAACAGTTAAGGAATGCACTTGCTAACTTCAATATGAACCAAGACTTACCAGACATCATAACCAACCTTAATAACCTAACTCAACAAGCACAACTATCCATCCATAAGACAAGCGACTTTATGACAACGATAGCCGGTAAGGTTGTCGATGAGATTGAGGATAGTGTTAAGAGGGGTGAGGTGAGAATGGGTATGCCTACTGGATGGAAGTACCTTGATAAGTACTTGGGTGGGTGGAACAAAGGAAACGTGGTTATACTTGCCGGTAGACCTGGTTCGGGTAAGACGGCTATGGCTATGAACTTAAGCATAGAGGCAAGTCAGTTTGGCAATGTGTTGTTCTTTTCTTTGGAGATGAGCAAGGAGGAGTTAGCCAAGAGATTCCTTGCAACGATGGGTGAGATACATAACTACAAGATACGAAACTCAAAGGTGACTGTTGATGACCTTGAACGAATGGCAAGAGTAGTTAACTCATTCAATGGTGACTTGTCGGTTGATGATGATGCCACAATGACCATTTACGACTTAATAGGAAAGGCACGTTTACACAAAGCCAAGCAAGGATTGAACTTGGTTGTCATAGACTATATGCAACTACTCAAAGGAACTAAACAAAATAGAGAACAAGAGATTGCAGAGATAAGCCGTCAGTTAAAAATAATGGCAAAGGAGTTAGGCATTACAGTTATAGCATTAGCACAGTTATCAAGAAAGAGTGAGGAGAGAGCAGACAAGCGACCTTTACTTTCAGACTTAAGGGAGTCGGGTGCAATAGAGCAAGATGCTGATGTAGTAATGTTTCCCTTTCGACCGGCATACTATGAGGAGGATAAACCAGAGTTAGAGTTGGATGCAGAGTTAATCATTAGAAAAAACCGACACGGAGAATGTGCAACTATACCTTGCACGTTTGAGGGTAAGTACACAAGATATAAAGAGGCATTATGAGGCACGGAAGTTTATTTAGTGGTATAGGTGGCTTTGATCTTGCTGCCGAATGGATGGGTTGGGAGAACGTATTCCACTGCGAGTGGATGGAATTTCCACGCAAAGTATTAGAATATCATTTCCCTAATGCTGATAGTTTAATTGATATATGTAAAACTGATTTTAAAAAATATGCAAACAAAATTGACATTTTCACAGGAGGATTCCCATGCCAACCATTCTCAATGGCTGGAAAAAGAAAAGGAACAAAAGACGAACGCTATCTATGGGGAGAGATGCTTAGAGCAATACAAGAAATTAAACCCAAATATGTCATTGCAGAAAATGTCTTTGGTATCACGAATATTGACGGCGGAATGGTTTTCGAACAGGTGTGCATTGACTTGGAAGCTGAAGGGTACGAAGTTCAAGCGTTTATTATTCCAGCTGCAGCCAAAAACGCACCGCATAGACGAGACAGATGCTGGTTTGTTGGAATCAAAAATGCTACCGACAATATGTCCAGGGACACACGGAAGGGGTGGGATTCCTCACAAGGGTGTAGTGAATGCTCTATTGTCAGGGGAAAAGCCAAAAGTACAAGAATTGTTAGTGGACAGAGTTTTTGCAATAGAATTAAAGAAACAAGGTGTGAATCATGTGGAAACATTCAGAAATTTTCAAATTCCACAAATGCTACCGACACCAACAGCAATGGACTCAACAAATGCGACAGCAACGATGAAATCAACACAAGTCAAGGAGGGGAGTATGCACAGCGTGACATTGAACAGAGCGATGGCAATGGGGATGCTACCGACACCACAAGCACAGGAAGGGGACAAGATAACAGGATTAGAAAATCAAGATTCAATGACAAAAAGAGTTCGACAAATGACTGGTCAAACTTCCCAACTCAATCCCCGATTTGTGGCGGAGATGATGGGCTTCCCACCGAATTGGACGGAATTACCTTTTCAAAGTGGAGATCAGAAAGCATCAAAGGATACGGAAACGCAATAGTGCCACAAGTAGCATACGAAATATTTAAACAACTATGAACTACGAATATGAATACATCAAACTAAAAAGCCAATTAGCAAGGCAGAAGGTGTCACACCGCAACAAGGTACTATCCCTTGAAAAGGAGATTGAACGATTAAGAAACCAGATTGCTAAACCATTTAAGCCAAAGATGGCTAACGCTACATTAGAGCAGTTGTTGGACATAGTATGCAGTACAACTGGAGTGTTACCGATGGAGTTATGCTCAAGGTCACGCAAGAGGGAATATGTCATTGCCAGGCATTTGTTCTTTTACATTGCCTCAAGGCATTTAGGTTTACCATTGACCAAGATAGGGTTGTTCACTAACCGAGATCATTCAAGCGTCATACATGGCAAGGATACCTACCAAGACTTTTTGGACATGGGCTACCAACCTGAGTGCGATTACTACAACCAAACTATTGAGATGTTGGGAATATGTTGATAAGTACTACAATAATGTAATAAACTTTGAGTCATCAAAAAGGCGGACATCATAAAGGAACTCACGCAAGAGTCATGGCTGATGGAGTTTTGTGTCAAGATAGGTGGAGAGTTAGCCAACGACTTATATCAAGAATTGTTTGTTATACTATGCGAGAAGGACTCCGAATGGATAGAGAGCAAGTATGCCTCTGGTTATTGGGAGGGCATCGTTATCAGGATATGTTTAAACCAATTCTATGGCAAAAGAACAACCTTTGACAAGCACTTCAAACAACCCATTGGTTTATATGATACAGAGGATGTGCAGATACCTTACATTGAGGAGAAGTTATACAACGAGTACTTTTACCTATCGATTGAGCAAGTGGTTAAAAAATGTGACTGGTACGAAACAAGGATATGGCAACTATATTCCAAAGGTGACAAGGATAAGGGTATCAAGCCTCGTTCAGCCAGAAGCATATCAAGGGTAACCGAAATATCAAGACAAGAGATACTACGAGTAATAAACACAATAAAACAAAAAGCAAATGATCACTTTACTACAAATTATCGGCATATCGTTCTTGGCGATACTGTGGGTTAGGGAGATAGGATACCGGTTCGTTAAGCCATTGAGCTGCGAGTTATGTATGGCATTTTGGATGAGTGCCTTTTGGTTTCATTCAATAGAGGGCATACTTTATGCATCGGTATCTGGACTTATAGCAACACTTTTAAATAAATATATATGACACAAGAAGAAGCAAAATACATCATTGATGTGGTTAAACCTTTATTCCTTAAATGGAAAAAAGAACAAGTACTCCGTATGCCACCAGAGGTAAACGTTGAGTTTCGCAAAATCTATCTCAAGGAGAATGGAAGACCATTACCCACTTGTTCAAGTTGTGTAGTAGATGGTATGCTCTCTATGGTTATTAGAGCAGAAGCTCAGTACCAACCTATCAAAGCAACAGAGATTGAAATAACAACCGATGCACCTATCAGCAAAAAGAGAAGCACAAAAGTTCGTAAGTAAGTATTGCCAATCGGGTAAGGTACTTGACATTGGCTCAATGGATGTCAATGGATGCCTTAAGGATTTGTTTGATGGGTACGACTATACCGGTATGGATATGGCAGAGGGTAAGAACGTTGATGTAATAGGTACAAGCCACGACATACCTTTTGAGGACAACACCTTTGATGTGATAGTATCAACCTCATGCTTTGAGCATGACGATATGTTTTGGGTATCGTTCTTGGAGATGTGCAGAGTACTTAAGCCAGGAGGTAAGATGTATATCAATGCACCATCAAACGGACCAGAGCATAGGTTTCCGGTTGACAACTGGAGGTTCTATCAAGACTCTTGGAAGGCACTTGAGAAGTGGGGCAGACGCAACAAACAAAAGGTTGTACTTTTAGACTCATACATTGCAACACCTAACAACGATGGAGGCTTTGCTTGGAAGGATAGCATAGGCATATATGAAAAAGCATACTAAAATATATCTGAAGGAGATGGGCTTTGACACAACCGATTGGATGCCATGTGAACTATGTGGAAGCACCGGTCAGGATATACACCACATCGAGGCACGAGGTATGGGTGGCAGCAATACAAAGGACACGATTGAAAACCTAATGCTACTATGCAGAACTTGTCACGTTGAGTATGGTGATAAGAAGCAATACAAAGGACTATTACAAGCAACTCACATTGCATATATGAATAGGATAAAAACAAAGTGAAATGAACAAAAACAAAGCAATAGAATTAAATGATTTTGCCAAAGAACTTGCAAATAGGTATTCGCGAAAAGATAGAGAAGGTAACTACAATCAAGAAACTTTTAACATATATAAAATAATACCTACAAGTGAAGATACTGCATCAATTATTATGCAAAAGAATACAGGCAAAAGAGCATTGTTGTTTTGTTATTATATAAATAGAGGTATGTCAAAAGGTTGGAAATATTTTGTTCCAACTGATTCTCATTTTATGGGTATGAGAGCAAGTGAACTACATAAATTTCAAATTGAAGAATATAATTTTGACAAAAACCTGTGAGCAATCTGTGAATATTTATGGCAAACGAACAAAATCTCAAACCATTTAAGAAAGGCGAAGATGAACGCAGATGGATGGAGGGCAGACCTAAAAAGTTCACCACTCTAATGAAAGAGGAAGGCTATAAACTTTCAGAGGTCAACGACTCTATCCAAGCAATAATGGCTATGGATGAAAAGACTATTAAGGAGGTTCTCAAAAACGAAGAAGCGACTATGCTTGAAAAGACAGTTGCAAGGGCTATCATTAAATCATACGAGAAGGGTTCACTTTATTCAATGGATACTTTATTGAGTAGGGTATTCGGCAAACCAAAGGAGACGGTAGACGCAACGGTTGAGGCAAAGGTCATCAACGTAACATTAAACATAGATAAACCAAACTAATATGGAAGAAACAATTTATTTAGGAAACGGCTGGGAGGACCAGTATGGAACAAACATCTCAATCAACCTTGAGAAGTTAGAACAAGCAATCAGAAGTGGCAAGTTAGAGAAGAACTCTTACGGGGACATTCGCTTAAGGGTGGGCAAACTAAAGAGCCAAAACGAAAAGAGCAAGGCAACCCATTGGGTGGCAGTGCCTAAACCAAAGAACGATTTACCATTTTGAGGGTATTAGTTTTATTTGATGGCATCACGGGTGTAGGGTTTCACAGACTCTACACTCCTTATGCTCGGTTGCAAGTTGATGAGGGCATCACAGTTGATGTGTCAATGAGGCAATCCGAATGGGGCGACCTTGAGTATCAAAAGTATGACTGTGTCATATTCAATCGGTGGTTAGGCAATCTACAATACAACATACTACCTATACTTGCCAAGCACAAGATACCATACATAGTTGATTTAGACGACTATTGGGTATTACCAAAGCATAACCCAGCATACAAGTTCTATCGGGCATATATTAAGAACGGCATCAAGGATGCTTTACACTATGCCGATGGGGTTAGCGTTACCACACCACAACTCTTGGAGAAGGCAAAGGAGTTCTATAAAGGAGATAACATTGAAGTCATTCCTAATGCACTCGATTTAAACCAAAGCCAATGGAAGGCAAACAAAGACCATACACCGACTATCGGTTGGGTTGGAGGGTTATCCCACACGGAAGACCTAAAACTCTTGGAGAATCAAATTAAATACGTTTGTGAGCGATATGGGTGGAGGTTCTTGATGTGTGGCTTTCACGAGAATACTAAAGAGTGGGCAATGATGGAGAAGTCAATCACCGGAGAGAGCAGAGCCAACAGACCTGAGTGGTTTCAGACTATTACCGGTACATCAGCAGATAAGTATGGTAGTGCCTATGCAGAGATAGACATAGCACTTGCACCATTAACCAAGTCGCACTTTAACAAGCACAAGAGTGAACTAAAAATAGTAGAGGCAGCAGCATACAAGTTGCCTATATTCGTGTCAGACGTTGAGCCATACACTAACCATAAGAGTAACTTAGGTGTATTCTTTGTAACCCAAAACGATTGGGCAAAGCCATTGAGTAGACTTATCGAGTCGGGAAAATGGAAGGAGGTAGGTGGTATCAACTATCGGTATTGCAATGAACACCATAACCTAAAAGAGATTAACAAAAAGAGATTAGACCTATTGCATAGGGTATGCAAAAGTACATCATCATAGCGTTATCAGCATTGATCATTGAGATATGCTCTACCTTCTACATAAGGAGTGTGGCTATTGGCGATGTACCTATGATGCTATTCTTTGCCGGTATCGGTCCATTCTTAGGGTTGCCATTCTTGGGGTATATGATAGAAGCGAAGAACTGGGGTGAACGTATCAAACAAGCCATAGCATTAAGCATAGGGTATATGATTGGTGTATTAATAGTTTTATACTTTATATGCAAATAAACTACGATAGACCATACCTCACCTCATACCAACAAGCCATCCTTGATAGCCCAGCACGTTACACGATAACGGCAGCATCAACCAAGACCGGTAAGACGGCAAGTCATATCATCTGGCTATTTGAACAAGCACTTAACCTTAACAACAATCAATCGGTATGGTGGGTTGCACCGGTATACCAACAAGCAGAGATTGCCTTTAGACGTATGAAGGCTCAAGTAAACATCAAGGACTTCTTTATATCCAATGAGAGCAAGTTAGTCTTAACCACTCCTATGGGTTCACGCATTGAGTTTAAGTCAGCAGAGAAGCCAGACAACCTATATGGCGAGGATGTGTACGCTGCCGTCTTTGATGAGGCGTCACGTTCACGAGAGGACAGTTGGTTTGCTCTACGTTCAACCTTAACTGCAACACAAGGCAAGTGTAAGTTGATAGGTAATGTCAAGGGTAAGAAGAATTGGTTCTATAAGTTGGGAGAGAGAGCCAAGTCGGGTGATCCAAACATGGAGTACTTTAAGATAACGGCTTACGATGCAGCGAAGGAAGGTATACTCAAGGTTGAGGAGATTGAACAAGCCAAGCGTGACCTACCCGATTACATATTTAGAGAGTTATACCTTGCCGAACCATCAGAGGACAACTCAAACCCTTTTGGGCATACTAACATCGATAACTGCATAACATCAATCAACGGAGTACCTACTTGCTATGGCATAGACCTTGCTAAGTATACGGATTGGACTGTTATCATAGGGCTTAATCAAGAGGGCAATGTAGCATACTTCGATAGGTTTCAAAAGGATTGGTCGCAGACGTTAGCAACCATAAAACAAACGATAGGCAACACACCAGCGTTCATTGACTCAACCGGTGTAGGAGATCCTATCGTTGAGCAACTACAAAGAGAGCATCCAAGAGTTAAGGGGTTTAAGTTTACCTCTCAATCAAAGCAACAACTCATTGAAGGGTTAGTTATGGCAGTGCAAGGTGGCAACATAGGTTTCCCAGATGGGGCTATTGCCGATGAGATGCGTAACTTTGAGTTTAACTATTCACGAACCGGAGTTAAGTATGAAGCACCTCAAGGGTTGCACGATGATTGTGTGATGAGCCTGGCTCTTGCATGGGATTGCAAACAACACAACAAACCAGGACTATTTTTATATGCGTGAATCAACCTTACAAGCAGAGTGTGTCAAGTGGTTTAGGTACCAATACCCTTTCCACGTTATCTTTGCCATACCTAATGGAGGCAACCGAGATATAAGACAAGCGGTGACCTTAAAGCGAGAGGGTGTGTTGAGTGGAGTAGCGGACCTATTCGTTATGAGTGCAAGTGGTGGATACAATGGACTATTCATAGAGATGAAGTTGCCTAAGACTAAACAAACAGAGAACCAAGTACTATTTCAAGCAAATGCAGAATCGAGAGGGTACAAGTATGTTGTATGTCGTACCTTTGAGGAGTTTCAAGAAACAATAATAGATTATGAACTGGGATGATATAACCATTGGCAAGTTACAAGCCATACAAGAGATTGACGATACGTTTAACCCTATCGAGAGAGCAGCACACATAGTTGCTATCATAAAGGGCATACCATACGAGGAGGTCCAGCAATGGACTATGAAGAAGCTCAAAGAGTTTGACCTATCGTTCTTAAGCGAGATGCCCAAGAGCAAGTTTACTTTCTCATTCAAACACAAGAACAGACGTTTCAAGTTGGTTGCCAATGCAAAGGAGATGAAAGCACATCACTTCATTGAGTTGCAAGAGGTAGCCAAAGAGGACATCATTGATAACCTTCATATCATCATAGCATTACTATCCTATCGAGTTAACTTCTGGGGTAAGCGTATTGAGGATGACTATGATTGGAAGGTGGAGAACTTCAAAGACCTTAAGGCAGTAGACTTCAATAACTATGCGCTTTTTTTTTCGGCTCTCTATCCGAAGTTGTTGGACGCTACCCTATCCTTTTTGGAGGAGAGGAGGGTGGAAATGGAGGAACTTTTGGATGGTTATCGCTCATCGACCGACTCGCTGGAGGCAAACGGACAGAGTGGGACTTAATCTTGGAGATGCCATTGGTGGAGTTCTTTAACACCTTAGCCTTTCACACCACTATCACAAAGGAACGCAACAAGCGATTGAACCAAGCAGCCAATAAAGGATTTGAAAGTTATGTTTGTGCTTGTTTAAATGAATTATTGTAAGTATATTTGTATATCCATTTTAATAGTTGGAACCCTACCGGATAAATTGCAAGTCCTTTCGGTGGGGTTTTTTCATTTTGGGACACTATCCTTAAAACGCTATTTATAATAAATGGCAGCACTTACAGTTAACCATCAGAATGGTAACTATCAACCAGCATACAACGACAACATTTATGTGGTTACAGATGCAAGTGGTTACTCATCAAACTACAACTACAAGTTCATAGCGGACATCAAGACAAGTGGAGGGGCATTGATAACACGCTTAAAGTTCCCTATACACTATCAATCATCTACTGAAGGAGTGGTAAACATAGCAAGGGTACTTGAGGACTATGTAACTCATGATTGGAACTACAATGATACGGCAGCAAGTGGTTGCACCAACTCGTTCTATGACTATAAAGTTGACTTTGGTTATGAGTATAGCACTGGCACCACATCACCTATCGTACAAACGACTGGGGTTACAAGCGTAACCGGTACAACTGTATGGAATGGATACATCAACCCTATCGATTGGGTTAACTATGACTTAACCGACTATCTGATGGCATCGGGTAGTACTGCACAGTTCTTGACAAACAACAATGCAAAGCGTATACATCGTGACCAAAAAGATTGGCTCTACCTTCTTAACGATGGCACAATCAACACTATATCTGTTAGTTTTTCTCCTTCTGGTAGTGTCAACATCAGTTGCCCAACCAATAAAGTCATTCGCATACCGATTGGATCGAACATATCGGGAGGCATACCAAGTGGCACGACATCGTATACCATCACTCCAAAGAATAGTGGAGGTAGTGCTATTGGTTCTGTTTATACTATTACTATTGATGACCGATGCAGTAAGTACAACACTACTGATTTGTTTTTCTTGAATAGGTTAGGAGGCGTTGAATCATTCCGATTTGACATGATAAGGAGAGATGCCATTGACATCATTCGCAAGTCTTATAAGAGCAACCCATACGCTTTAAGTGGTGGTGTGTACTCTTATGGTGTAGACTCGCACTCCAAGTCCAACTATTACACAGAGGCAAACGAAAGGATAACATTAAACTCCAACAACATAACAGAGGCAGAGGCGATATGGTTAAAGGAGTTGGTAATGAGTCCAAGAGTATGGCTATATGACGGCACGTTGAAAGCGGTTAACATAACCACCTCACAATATGAGGAGAGGAAGCACATCAACGACAAGGTGTTCAACCTACAACTTGAGATTGAAACGTCTATCCCCGACAAGAGTCAGCGTTTATGATAGAGATAATAATTGACATTCCAAAAAACCTATTTGAGAGCTATGCACCAAGAGTCCTATCGGGTGGAGGTGTATGCGAGTCGTTAGAGTGCCTTGAGGCTGGTATTGAAGCATTAGGAGGAGGAGGGTACACAAATGCCAAGTTAGACTTGCTTGATGACTTCACCATTCAGATAACACGCTCTATTGCCGACATCAAAGAGCCACAGAGTAGGTCGAGCGATTGGAGTAAGACCATCACACTACCAGGCACTAAGAACAACAACCGTATATTCTCACACATCTTTGAGGTGGGTAATGAGATAACCGGCAGTTCCCAATTAGCACCAGACTTTAACCCGAACAAGAAGGCAAACGTTGTGGTGTTGGTTGATGGTATGGAACAGATACGAGGGTTCATACGCTTGACAGAGATAGTTGTTAACGACTCAAAGGACATCATATACAACGCTACTATACATGGGCAGACGGCTGACCTATTCACCTCACTTGAGAACGCTAAGTTAAGCGACCTTAATTTCAGTGAGTACAACCACACCATGAACATCACCAATGTGATTGACTCATGGGATAATCAGATATACGTTGATGGTAGCCCTACTTCTTTTGCCTATGGTCAAGGGTATGTATGGATGCAACCATTACCCAAGCATAATGTAGCAAACGTTGATAAGTGGAGAGTGGATGACCATATCCCTTGCTTGTATGCCAAGACCGTTATAGACAAGATATTTAGTTCGGTAGGGTATACCTACACAAGCGACTCGTTCTTTAACACAGACCGATTTAAACGGCTTGTATTACCCTATCAGTTTGGAGGTATTACTTCGACAACCACAACCAACAGACTATTTCAAGCACAATTCTCAAGTGGTGTAACCTTAAACACTGGCGACCTATTACCATTTAACAACGATAGTACCGGAGGTAACTTTGATAATGGTGGTAACTTTGATACAACTACCTATAAGTATACTGCACCTGATACGGCTGGTTATGTATTCACCTTAATACTGGAAAGGGTTGGTTCATCTGGTGACATTGATATTGAGATTGATGGATTGATTAATGGACAATCTGCTTTCACTATGTATGTATCTATTAGTGACGGAGAAACAACTGGTCAAAGTACAGTTCAGTTAAGAAACCTAAACAATGGTGACTATGTTCAGTTTAAGTATAGTGTTACAAGAGATGCTGGAGGAGTTTCAGCGACTCAACAACTTACAACTAACTGCTATGTTTATAATGAAACTAAAGCCAACCTATTAGGGTATAACAATGGACTTGACTTCTCTCAGTTCTTTAGTGGTGAGTATACACAGAAGGACTTGCTATTGAACTTCGTTAAGATGTTCAACCTATATATAGAGGACACTGATAGTAAGGAGTTAAGGATAGTGCCTCGTGATGACTTCTATGATGGGGACAACGTGAACTGGTCCGCTAAGCTTGATTACTCTCAACCGACTCAAATCATCCCTATGGGTGACTTGCAGAGCAACCCTTATAAGTTCACTTACAAGGATACAGACGATGAGGAGAACAAACTATATAAAGAGCAATACGACCGAGTATATGGCGATAGGACAGTAAGGATTGACAACGACTTCATTAAGACTGAAAAGTTAATTGACGTAACCTTCTCACCTACCATAATGATGCAAGAGGGTACTCGATACTATTCTCACATACCAAAGGGCGATGCTAACTTAAGGGTGTTGTACTATGGAGGTGCAGCAACTACATCAGCATACTATACCTTTAACCAAACACCAGGAACGGCTAATACAACTAAGTATCCGGTTACTCTACACATCGATGATCCAAGCGATATGCAGTTTGACCTATGCTTTGGTATACCTCAAAGTACAAAGACATACATAGGCTTTGAGTATAGCAATCAGAACCTGGTTAATGAGTACTACTTCAAGACTATTATCGAGATAGCCGACAAGGACTCTAAAATCTTTAAGGGGTACTTCCGAATCACTCCTAATGATTGGGTAAACCTAAAGTTCAACAACCTATACTTCTTTGAGAACCAATACTGGAGGCTCAATAAGGTTACCGACTATACACCTTTAGAGGATGGAGTGTTTGAGTGTGAGTTCTTACTTGCTACTTATTACCAACCATTCGCAAGGAACACTGGTGCAGTTGGGGTAGGTGGATATGATGGTAGTGGTGTACAAGGAGATTACTTCCCAACAGAGGGGCGTGGTGGTTTCTTGGGTACATCAAGTGGAGGTGTTAACATAGGGGACAATCAAGGAGATGATGACAACATAAGCACTGGCGATGGCAACAACGTACAAGGTATTTATAACACAGTTCTCGGTGGTACTAACACCGGCATATCAAGGGATTTCCAAAACGTTACTGCTATACGTTGCACGGACTTCTCTATCCCCGAATCAGATAGGGTGTATGTAGAGAACCAACCGGTACTCGGAACTTGGTTAGGTAGTGGCAAGGTGGTTACTATTGACAACACCGATAGCCCATACACACCAACCTATGATGATTGGTTAATACTATGTGATACAAGTGGAGGGAGTATCGATGTAGTACTACCCGATCCAACTAACAATAGCGGTAAGATGTATGTAATTAAAAAGATAGACGCATCCAATCAAATAGATATAACGGCTGGAGATGGTTCAATATTAATAGACGATGCAACCACACACTCAAGCAACGCAAAGAATGGATATGACCAAGTTGTATCCGATGGCACACAATACTGGATAATAACACACGGACACTAATGATAAACCAAGAGGTAAACATAGACATTGACGTTAACGACAACGGCACGGTTCAACAAGCATCACAAGACTTTGATCAACTAACTCAATCGATTGAAGCGACAAGTGAGGCAACGGATGACTTTAGTAAAGCCCAGACAAAGACGGCAGATGCATCTAAGAAGGCAAAGCTTGAAGTAGATGGAGTATTCAAAGGCTCAAAGGCGTTAGTTAGTGGATTCAAGGCTGCTATCGGTGCAATGAGTTTATTCGGCACTCAATCTGAGGAGTTAAACAACACTCTCCTCAAGGTGCAAGGGGTAATGTCATTGTCTAAGGGGTTAGTCGGGTTTAAGAAGTTCTTACCAGAAGTACAGAACCTGGCGAAAGGATTTAAAAGCACATTAACGAAATCAGTACAAGGTTTTAGTAAGGCAAGTAAGATTGCATTAGCATCTACTGGTATAGGGACATTGATTGTTGCGGTTGGTTTATTGATTGAGTATTGGGATGACCTTGCTGATAGCGCTGAAGGTTTAGAAGAAACACAGAAGGCGTTGAATGATGCTCAAGAAACATACAATAAAAGCGTAGCAGAAACAACAAAGCAAGTAAATGAAGTTGGTCTTGCATTTGACTTAGCCAAAGATGGAGTTATATCTAAAGAGGAGGCTTTACACCAATACAATGAAACGTTAGGTGATTCATTAGGTGTTGCTAATTCAATAGAGGAGGCAGAGGCTAACTATGTATCCAAGACAGAGGCATATATTCAAGCAACTGCAAAGAGAGCATTAGCAAACGCTTTATTAGAAAAGGCAGCACAAGCACAAGCAGATGCTATCACTGCACAAAACGAAAAGCAACTAAGCTCAACTGAAAACATTGTATTAAGCGGTCAGAAACTGATGGGTAAGTTGGTTGATGATGTTACTGGTGGATATTTCAAGCAAGAACAAGCAGCTAATAATTTAGAAAAAAATCTTGATAAAACAAGAGCTGCTAAAATCAAAAAAGACAAAGAGGCATTATCAGTTAACTTAAAAAATGAGGCGGAAGCACTTATTAAGAGTGCAAATGAACTTGAGAAGGCTAATGGTATTAAGAGCAAATCAAACAAATCATTTGAGGACAAGCAAAAGGCGGATAAAGAGAAGGCAGTACAAACTGAAAAACAGAACAACGATGCTTTATTAAAACTTGCTCAAGACCTTGCAAGGCAACGTGAGTTGATAGATAAGGATGAGTATGAAAAGAGGCGCATATTAGCAGAGAGGCAGTTCCAAGACCTGGTTAAAGGTTTAGACAAGGAAACACAAGCGTATAAGGATGCATTGTACTTGAGGAACGCTGAGATAGATAAGATTAATCAAGAGCAACACAACAAGCAAGTCGAGGAACAAGTTGCATTGCAAGAATACTTGGCTCAAGTAGATGCCGAGAACTTAGAGGCGTTCAACAAACAAGTCGAGGAGGAGGTTGCACTTCAAGAGTACCTTGCACAAGTAGACGAGGAGAACAAACAAGCAGAGATTCAACGCGAACAAGCCGTTCAAGACGTTAAGGATAGACTATTCAACGAAGCACAAGGATTGGCAAACGCATTAATCGGGTTAGCTGGTCAACAATCAAAGGTAGGTAAGGCATTGGCATTGGCACAGATAGGGGCTGATACGGCGAAGGCATTATCATCTGCATTGGCTAACTCTCAATCACCTACACCGGACAACGTATTAACTGGTGGACTTGCTGGTATAGCAAAGTACATAGCACTTGCCGGTACTATACTTACCAACTCAAAGAGAGCATACGACATTATTAAAGCACCAGCACCAACCGGAGGTGCAAAGGGAGGTGTCCCATCATCACCTGGAGTACCTCAATTAAATGCACCAAGATTGGGTGGAGTAATCAACTCAGATAACGAGTTAACACAGATGAGGAAGGTGTACGTTGTTGAGTCAGACATCACATCAACACAAGCGAAGGTAAGCAATACCCAAAAGGTTAGTTTAGTAGAATAAAGCCAAAAATAAAAAAACACTATATATAAGTATGAGTTCAGCAACAGAATTTATGTCGGGGTTCACCGGCAGCAAGGTAGTAAGTAACACAAGTGCAAACACCGGTAACTGGCAAGGCTTTGTCGTTAACGCTGATGCAGTTGTATCTGCGATATTAGATGAGAATGGTGCATCATTAATGACTTCATTAGGATTGAGTGGTGTTACCCTTTATTCGGGTATATTCATATCGGTACCTAACGGCAAGAGTATCTCATCAATCACTTTGACAAGTGGTTCAGTCGTGATGTACAACGTATGATAGGAGTAAGGATATATTCATTACGCTATCGAGGTTTAGCGTTTAGTTTATTCAATGACTTCAAGGCGAGGGTACTTGCCGATGGTGGGGTTGTTGAGGCAAATAGTTGTACAATAAAAGGTTTAAGATTATGATAAACGATGCAAGTTTGGTGATGATACCAAGCGGATATAAAGACGGCAAGTTGTATAGTGTCAAACCAACAAATGGAGATGGTGACTTCACTTTCAGTCGTGGTTCTAACTTAGCGGCTACTCGTGTTAATAGTGAGGGGTTAATTGAGAAGGGTAGGGAGAATGTATTATTGCAGAGTAATACGTTTAGTACGACTTGGTCAAGATCAGGGGCAATTCTAACAAGTGGGCAATCGGACAAAGATGGAGGTACAAGTGCTTGGAAATTAACCTCTGATACAAGTGGTTGGAGTCGTATTACTCAAACCATAACAAACGCTGGAGTTAGCACAACAAGTATCTATGCTAAAGCTGGAGATGTAAATTCTTTATATTTATATATTGACCATACTGGAACAGACCAATCAGCATATTTTAATTTATCAACTGGTGCGGTAGGTACTACTGGTGGTTCTCCTATTGATGCATCAATGGAAGATATAGGAAATGGTTGGTATCGTTGTTCTATTGTTACTAACAAAGCTGACCAATTACTTTTAGTTTCACCAGCTAACAACAATAGCCATACTGGTATTAGTGGAAATTACATCTACATCCAAGACGCACAACTTGAAAGCGGCTTAGTTGCAACCGACTACATAGAAACAACCACCACAACTGCACAAGCGGGTATATTAGAGGATATGCCAAGACTTGACTATTCGGGTGGTAGTTGCCCAGCGTTGTTGTTAGAGCCTCAGAGGAGTAACGTAGTAACGCAGTCGGAGTACTTTGGAAATTCTTCTTGGAATAAAGTTTCAGCAGGAACGGGATCAAATGCTATTGTTACTGACAATTACGGAATATCTCCAGAAGGATTGCAAAACGCTTCTCGATTACAATTAAATCTAAATGGGGGAACTACTACTTCGGACATATCATATATTGCCTATAACTATACTGCAACGGGAACTGCAACTACTAATAGCATTTATATAAAATCTTTAAGTGGCACAAGTAATGTGCGCATTAGAAGTGGTTCTACATTTAAGAGCATTGATGTTACAACCGAATGGCAAAGATTTGATGTAACAGATTCAAGCAGTTCGGATAGGTTTCAATTACTCATTTTTGGTGGTATAAATAGCGATACGGCTGACCTACTTATTTATGGGGCTATGGCTGAGGCTGGAAGTTACCCCACATCCTACATACCTACCTATGGTAGTAGTGTTACGAGGTCGGCTGATTCTTGTTATAAGACGGGTATTAGTTCTTTGATTGGGCAGACGGAGGGGACTATGTATGCGGAGTTTATTATGCCTCCAACTGGCACATTATTTAGTCATTATAGAATAAGTGGCTCAGGAGGTTTATATAACGATTCTCAAAACATAACCTTAACCGCTACAAATCAAATAAGAGGTTGGTCATTTTCGGGTTCAAGTGAACAAGCCCAAATAAACTCAGGCGTATATGCTGAGGGGACAAAAGTAAAAGTTGCCTATGCATACAAAACAAATGATTTTATCTTATATGTAAATGGCATACAAATTGGAACGGACACAAGTGGTTCAGTACCAGCAATGAGTGAATTACTTATTGGTTCTTATTATCCAAGCCCAAGCATAAATGTAATAAACAAAACTAATCAAGCAATCTTATTCCCTACCCGTCTATCCAATGACGAATTAGCAGCCTTAACAACTTTATAATGTTTAATACGAATTTTGTATATTGCAATATGGAAGAATATAAAAACATAAAAGGATACGAAGGGTTGTATCAAATTTCTAATTATGGCAATGTGCGAAGTTTAGACCGTGTTATTAAATCAAGATATGGCACACCAAAAAAATGGAAAGGCAAAGAGATAAAAAAAATTGTTGATTCATTAGGATATGAAAGAGTAAGTCTTTGCAAGAATGGTAAAGTAAAAGCACACAAAATTCATAGATTAGTTGCACAATCTTTTTTAAATTCAAGTGAATACACGTTTATTAACCATAAGGATGGCAATAAAACAAACAATCACATTGACAATTTAGAATGGTGTGATTATAAAATGAACCATCAACACGCTTTAGACAATAATTTAAAAGGTAAGAAAAGGTGCAAAGTGAAATGCAAGGAAACAAATAAAATATTTGATAGTCAAGCAGAAGCATCAAGATTTTACAATTTATCACACACAATGTTATCTGCACACCTAAAGGGTGAGTGTAAGACATTTGCGGGGTACACATTTGAAAAAGTATAAAAATGTTCAGAAAATATTCATTTACAAACGAAACAGAAGCCAACACCTACATCGAAGCATTAGGAGTTGATGAGGAGGGTAACCCTACACACTCACACTCAATAGTTAGATTAGGCAACATAGTCCTAACCGATGGCACATACGATTCAGAGGGCGAAGTAATAACCGAACCAGTTGTATCTGACAAGTACCATGTAGACGTACTTTGGAGTGGTGATGCTCAATGGCAAGACAAGATGGTATGGTGTCCACCGATGGGCGTTCATACCTTTGGTTCATCAAGTGCAATAGCCGAATGGACAAAGACTTGCAAAGAGTTACATCCCGAGTACTTCCCAGAACCAACAGACGAGATATGAATGAACTACCAATATATAGGTTAATAATAAACCCAGAGGATGAAACCGGCGTTGAGTTTGTTTCTCTTGTTACCAACCCAGCAATCGAGAGGGATTTCCAATACTTCAATGATCAATTCGTTAAGCCTAATGTAGGCGAGAGCGAGGATGACTTCATAGGTAGATGTATGGAGGTTGTTACCGGTGAAGGTTACGACCAAGACCAGGCACTTGCTATATGCTACAACTATTGGGAAGGACAGAAGTTTGAGTCCTATCAAGATTACCCAAAGGCAGCGAGTCAGAACGCTCAACGTGGTATCAAACTAAACGAGGCAGTCAATAACGATTGTGCTACGTTGGTGGGTAAGAATAGAGCAAGACAACTTGCCAATGGTGAGCCTATCTCAATGGAAACAATCAAGCGTACTTATTCCTACCTATCAAGAGGTAAGGAATACTATAACCCAAAGGACACTAAAGCGTGTGGCACTATTTCCTACCTATTATGGGGTGGTGATGAGATGCTACGTTGGACCGAGCGTAAACTTGAGGAACTTGAGTTAAGGAAAGCAAGACGCAAGTCAAGATACGATGTAGACGTTGCCGAGTTACCTGATTATGTCACTGAAGACTTACCACTATTTGATACTAAAGAAGAGGCAGAAGCATACGCTGATAAAATCGGTTGCAGTGGTTCTCATCAAATGGGTGACAAGTGGATGCCTTGTTCAGCAGAGCAAGTTCATTCAACTAAACATTCAATAAGTCATAATTTCGCTATCCAAGATGAGGAGAAGCGTATCATATCGGGTGCTGCTATGATAGCAGACAAACCCATTTATAGATATGATGAGGCAAGAGGTGAGTACTATGTGGTATTCGATAGAGATACCATCTTTGAGATTGCCAAGAAGTGGGCAAAGGGTGATAAGTACGATAGCGTTAACATACACCACGATGCACCTACACAAGGGCTTTCATTGTTAGAGTCGTTTATCGTTGATAGAGAGCGTGGCATCATGCCTCCTAAAGGATATGAGGAGGTTGCTGATGGCTCTTGGTTCTTATCATACATAGTTAACGATGATAGCATCTGGCAGAGGGTTAAGGATGGCGAGTTCAAAGGATTCTCGGTTGAGGGTTACTTTGATATGGCTGAGCCTGAGGACAAACTATTGAGTGAGTTAAAGAGCATAGTAGCCAAGTGGAATGGAAAAAATTGAGCCAAAAAAACATTAACACTAATTATAATAAAATGAATAGTAAAGAAGTAATCAAAGAAATCAGACACCTATTGTTCGGAGATGATCAAAAGGTGGAGATGGAGTCCGCTACGTTAGTAGATGGTACTGTCATCGAATGGGAAGGCGAGTTGGCAGTAGGTACTGCTATATTCGTTCAAACTGGCGAGGGGCTTATCCCAGCACCAGACGCAACACATGAGGTTGAAGGTGGTAAACTTATCACAACTGAAGGTGGTATCGTAACTGAAATCGTTGAGCCATCTGAAGAAGTTGCTGAGGAGATGGAAGAAGTTGAAGTTGAAGTACCTGAGGAAGTAGCACCAGAGGTTACAGTTGAGGTATTAGAGGCAATAGCTGAAGCAATCGCACCGGTATTAGAGGAGGTTGAAGCATTAAAGTCTGAAATGAAAAAAATGAAATCAGGTTTTTCAAAGACTGTTGACCTTGTAGAAAAGGTGGCTAACCTTCCATCAGATGAGCCAACTAAAGCACCAGCTAAGTTGTCTAAAAAAGAAGAGAGATTTAACAACATTTTAAACATCGCAAAAACATTAAAAAAATAAATTATGGCATTTAACGTAACTGGTTTAACCAACTACACTAATGAGCAATCAACCGAGTTGGTTGTGAAGTCACTATTTGGTGGCAAGACTGCTGCTTTATTACAAGCAGCTGGGCAAGTTCAAGTAGGAGTTAAGAGTGCAGAAGCACTTAACATCCTTGATTCTGATGTATACTTCCAAGCTGATGGTTGTGGGTATACTGCATCAGGTAACACTACATTCTCTCAGCGTACTATCACAGTAGGTAAGATTAAGGTTGAAGAGACTTTATGTCCTAAAACTTTAGAGGCAAAGTGGATGCAGACTCAAATTGCAGCAGGTTCTCCTGAGGCAGTTCCATTTGAAGAGCAAATCGGAAACGAGAAGTCAAGCAAGATTGCTAAGTTATTAGAAGTAGCAATGTGGCAAGGTGATACTGCAACTTCAAACACTAACCCTAACACTAACAAGTTTGACGGATTCGTTAAGATTATCGGTGATGCAACTGCGGTTGCTGGTAACACTTCAAGTGCTACTGCTATCACTACTTCTAACATCGATGACTTAGTTGATGATATGTATGCTGCAACTCCAGCAGACATCGCAGACGCTGATGACTTAGTATTGTTCGTGGGTATTGATACTTTCAAGAAGTATACTACTGCTTTACGCAACAACAACTTATTCCACTACGCTGCTGATAGCGAAGGTATGGAAATAATGATTCCAGCAACTAACGTTAAGATGGTTGGTGTTGGTGGATTGAACGGAGTTGATAAGATGTACTTAGGACGTATCTCTAACTTCTTTGTAGGTACTGACCTTGCAAACGAGGAGGAGGAGTACAAGTTCTGGTATAGCAACGATAACGACGAGGTTCGTTTCCGTGCTACCATGAAGTATGGTTGTCAAGTAGCATTCCCTGACCAGATTGTTGAGTTTATCCTTGCGTAAGTCTAACCCTTTAAAAGCATAAGATTATGGCTTGTAATTTAACTCAAGGGTTCACTTTAGATTGTAAGGATAGCGTTGGTGGTATCAAGAGTATCCACGTTATTGATTGGGCATCATCTGGGTTCACTGTTAGCGGTGGCGAGGTGACTGCATCAACAGTAGCAAGTGGAGATGTATACACTTATGAACTTCCAAAGGGCATAGGTTCAATGACAACTACTACTAACGTATCTCAAGACAATGGTACTGTATTCAATCAGACAGACGTTGTAGCAAGACTTCGCAAGTTGTCAACTACAAAGCGTAATGAGTTGAAGTTGTTAGCACAGAACAGAGTATTCTGCATTGTAAAAGACAACAACGACAACTACTGGTTATGTGGGTATGAGTATGGTTGCGATATTACTTCAATGACTGCTGAAAGCGGTGCAGCAATGGGAGATGTACAAGGGTACAACTTTACATTGAGTGCTATTGAAACAGAAGCACCTTACTTGGTACAGAGTGCAGTAGTAACTACATTAGGTATTTAGTTTTCATAGTTTCTTTCCTAAAGGGGCAGCCATTGGTTGCCCTTTTCTTTTTGCCAATTTTATATATTTGCTATATATATATAAATGCTCACGATAGAAAAAGACGAAACGGCTTATTGGTACCTAACGTTAACCGAGAAGGTAACCATATCAAGCCCTACATTTTTATTTAATCTGACCAATCGTACAACGAATACAAAGTACAACTTCATTATGGCAGATGTGAGCAGTTACCCTGATAGATACAATCAGTTTCAATTTATCGAAGGCACAACGGCAGACATATACACCGGAGAGTATGAATACAAGGTCTATGCTCAAACAAGTGATAGCAACCTTGATCCATCCTTAGCCGATGAGTTAGTTGAGCAAGGTATGTTGAAATGCACAGAGGGCACAACAACTACAAGTTACACACCAACACTTAACGAAAAAATATACGGAGAATGAAAACCTTTTTAGACGAGATAGGTATAAACGTTATGCAATCCATTGCTGGGTTGTTCGGTTCACTTCTATTGGTTGGCAAGGGTGCTACCAAGAACATCAAGCAAACGTTCTTTGCTATCATAACCGGAGTTGCCTCAGCCAACTACTTAACACCAGTTGTATGTGACTTGGTTAAGATAAACGATACTAACTACTCAAATGGAGTTGCCTTTATACTTGGGTTCTTGGGATTGAAGGGTGTTGAGGCGTTCAGTAAGAAATTCTTTAAAGATAAACTCGATGCAGATAATAAATGAATTAGCCAACATACTTATCTTTATCAATGCGACATTATTCTACATATTCGTATTTGGGAGAGAGGTCAAGGCATTGGCACGATTGAATATAGTTGAGAGGTGGTTGTTAAGGGTTGGCTTGGCTATCCCTTCAATGGGTGCTTTATACAACGTATTGGTAGGTCAATACCCACCGATACCAGAGATAATAATAAACGTTGGGTATGCAAGTCTATTCACATGGGCATCGATATTCCACTATAACACATTCGTAAGAAATGGAAAGTAACTTTGTAAGGATAAACATGGCAGAGTCTAAACTGCCGGTATTCAAGGAGAATAAGAGCAAGGGTATTATAACCTTTGGCGATGACAACCTCTACCCTATGGGGTTGATTGAGTTGTTCAACAAGTCACCAAAGCACTCTGCTATTATCACTCAAAAGGCTGCATACTTAGCCGGTGACAAGACCGAGATAATAGGAAACAATACAGAGGATATTGCCAAAGCACAAGAGTACTTGAATAACATCAATGCTTATGAGGACTTTGACTCATTAAAACAAAAGATAGCCAATGACCTTGAGTTGTTCGATGGCTTTGCGTTGGAGGTTATATGGAACAAAGCAAAGACAAGCATAGCTGAGATATATCACCTACCTTTCCAAAACGTAAGGGTAGCAACTGAGGGTGGTTATGCTTATAGCGAGGATTGGGGCAACAGACGTTGTGAGGTACAATACTACCCAGAATGGAATCCAACTACTCGTGAGAACAAACAAGTATACTGCTTTAAGATGTACAGAGCCGGTCAAGAGGAGTATCCGTTGCCGGTATACGTTGCAGCGTTGAAGTATGTAGAGATAGACACAGAGATTGCTAACTTTCATTTGAATAGCATCAAGAGTGGGTTCTCTGCTCAGACGTTGATACAGTTGTTCAAGGGCATCCCTACTCCAGAGGAGGCAAGGAACACCATAAAGAGGTTCAAGGATAACTTTACCGGTAGCGATAATGCTGGTTCGGTTATAATTCAGTTCAACGATCCAAACGAAACACCATCAAGTGTAAACAACCTTGCACCTTCTGACTTCGATAAGTTGTTCATGCAGTTGAATGAGCAAGTGCAAGAGGAGATATTCTCCGGTCATAGGGTTACCAGTCCTATGCTATTCGGTATTAAAACTGAGGGGCAGTTAGGTGGGCGTAATGAGTTGATTGAAGCATACGAGTCGTTTCAAGTATCCTATGTTGAGCCAAGACAGACTCAGATGGATAGAGCATTGAGTTCTATCTTTAAATACATTGCACCGGTTCAGTTAAAAACAAAGAATAGACCTCCTATTGGTTTGGACTATGTATACCTATTTGAGCGTGGCTTAATCACTTTAGATGAGGCACGTATTGAGTTAGGTATGTCATCAAAGCAAGAGATGTCCAAGCAGAACCCATTCGGGTGGAATGATGAGAGGGATATTGCGGTATTCAAGAAATATGGTGTAAGCAAGGATGAGTTTGAGGAGGTTAGCAATCCAAACAAATTCGATGAGATAATAACTATGTATTCATACGAGAAAGCACCAGGTGTTGAAGGACCGATACTTATACCGACATCAAGAGAGTTTTGTGAAACGATAGTTGGGTTCGGTAAACTTTATTCACGTGAGGACATTGATGAGATGAGCTTAATACTTGGCTATGATGTATGGGAACGCAGAGGCGGTTGGATGACTATCAAAGGCACTACCGAGCATGTACCTTATTGCAGACACGTATGGGAGGCTAAACTTGTAAGGAGGAAATCAAATGGCTAATTTTATATACTTAATTTCAACCACATACCTAAAGGATAACACACCTTTAAATGAGAACTTAGACGATAAGTTGCTCAAGAGTGCAATCAAAGAAGCACAAGAGATATATATTCGTGACATCATTGGTAGTGGTGTATATGATGAGGTATTAGACCAAGCGTATAACGGCACTCTAACGGCTCTAAATACAACCTTGATAGATTCCTATATAGCACCTTGTTTAAAGTACTATACGCTCGTTGAGAGTATGTTACCTTTGACCTTCAAGTTCATGAACAAGAGTGTTGCATCAAGGAATAGCGAGAACGCTACACCTATCACAACTGCTGAGTTAACTATGATAGAGAAAAGGTATAGAGATAAGGCGGAGTATTATGCAGAGCGTTTAAGAGATTACCTAAAGGAGAACCCAACAGACTATCCGAAATACTTAAATCCTGGTAGTGGCTTTGATGTTATCAGACCACACAACACTGCTTTCTTTGGAGGTATGTATCTACCAGGTACAGATGACGATTGTTTCTATAACTATGACTTCCCAGAAGATAACTAAAAACAAATGGAGGCTCAAGAACGAAGCCAAACTAAAAAACTATGACTCTAAACCAGATAATCGACAAGATAAAAGCACAAGCGGAAAGCCACAAGATGGTAAACAAGTTCGCAGTCGGGGCTGAGTTTGACTTTGCCGTTGATGAGGTTAAGTACTACCCGATTGTATGGTTAGTGCCTAATGGCTTTACGTTTAACACCGACCAGCGATTGGTGTCCTATCAGTTCGCAATGATGGTGATGGATAGAACGTTTGAGAGTTCGTCTAACACGATTGAGGTGTTGAGTGATAGTGCCGGTATCATAATTGATATTGTAACCCTTTTAAAACGAAATGTAAGCGATGCAGACTTTGAAATCTCGGTTGGCGGAACGGCTGAACCCTTTTATGACTCACGTACTGATGTTGTTGCTGGGCATGTTATTGACTTTACCATCAACACGCCATACCTCGAGTCCTATTGCGACATACCAACCTGATACGAGTAGGGTTATCATCATAAGAGAAATCTATGCAGTTGACAAGGAGATTGATAGTATTTACAACATCTACTCTGATAGCATTAGCAGCCCTAACACCACAGAGGCTTTGCTCTCAATTCTCCGACTCCACGATAAGGGAGATAAACCAAAGGTTGATTGAGTTGCACGAGTGCAGACAGAAGCAAGAGTTATACATTCAACTTGCTAAAAGTGACTCATTAACTATACACAAACAAACAGAGTTAATAAATACTCTTATATTTGCTAACGAACAACAACAAGTCAAGGTTAAAAGATACCGCAACTATTCAATGATAACAAGTGCTATTTTAATCTTGGCAATAATACTATGAAGACAAATGTACACATCTTCCGTAATGAATGGAAACCCAAAAAGGTACTTCTCTTATCCGACATACATTGGGATAACCCTAAGTGCCAACGTGACCTCCTTAAACGTCACCTTGACCAAGCCAAAGAAATAGGTGCAGACGTATTGCTCAATGGCGATACCTTCTGCTTAATGCAAGGGGCATATGATCCTCGCAAGAACAAAGATGATATACGACCAGAACATAACAAGGCTAACTATCTTGATGCGGTTGTAAACGATGCCGTTGAATGGTTTAGCCCTTATGCTCATCTTATCAAGGTTGTAGGTTATGGCAACCACGAAACCAACATACTTAAGCGACAAGAGACAGACGTGATTGAACGCTTTGTCTATGGGCTTAATTCAAAGAACGACACACAAGTTGAGGTAGGTGGTTATGGTGGATGGATAGTGTACGGCTTTCAAAGGGGTAATGGAGAAGGTCGCACACGCTTTAATATAAAATACTTTCATGGCTCTGGTGGTGGTGGACCAGTAACAAAAGGAACGATACAGTTCAATCGTATGTCTACAATGGTAGAGGGTGCTGATATGGTATGGATGGGGCATGTTCACGAAGACCATGAGCTGACCTATACAGTTGAGAGGTTGAGCAGTAACAATAAGGTACACCTCAAGGATATACTAATGGTAAGAACGGCTACATATAAAGAGGAGTACAACGAAGGCAAAGGAGGTTGGCACGTTGAAAGAGGTGCAAGTCCCAAACCTCTTGGCGGACGGTGGTTAGAGTTGCATCCCGAGAGAGCATGGAAGGACAATAAAGAAACAATGAAGGTTAACGCATTTACATACAAGACACTATGAAAGTAGCAGTACCATTTGTATTTAGAGAGGAACAGACAGATCCGATATACCGACAGATAGGTATAGAGATGGATAGCGATGAGGTCGAGATAGTAGTTGATGGTTACCTGGACCTTGACAAGGTTATTGGTTGTAGCGAGTTCTATGAGATGACTCATGTATATTGTGAAGGTCAAAGTTTTTTAATAGATTTGCCATTGGAGGAGTTTAGACAACTATGGATGTAGTTAATTCACCAGCGCACTATCAAGGGGAGATAGAGTGCATCGAATGTATTAAAGCACAAATGAGTTATGAAGAATTTAAAGGTTATCTTAGGGGCAATTCTATTAAGTATATGTGGCGGTATAATCGTAAGAATGGATTGGAAGACTTGCAAAAAGCAGAGTGGTATCTTAAACGTTTACAACAAGAAATCAAAGATGGGCAACATAAACAACTGTAATATAGACTATATCCTCAAGTGGGAGGGTGGCTTATCCAAGCACGTCAAGGATAGTGCAAGTTCAAACTGTGTACCTGATGGAAGTGGGGTGCATACCAACAAGGGCATCACCTGGCTTTCATGGAGGGCTAAGCATGGCTCCAGTGAGTCATCAATCAAACGTTTCTACGAGATGAGTAAGAAGGATTGGTTAGGTATGTATGAGTTGTATTGGTATGGCATTAAAGCGGACAAGATTGATTCAGACCTTATCGCAGAATTTTGGGCGGACTTTGCTTGGGGTTCTGGTGTAGGTGGTGCAGCACGTCAGTTGCAGTCTTATTTGCGTTCTGAGGGCTTTAATTTAGAAATTGATGGTATCATAGGTAAAATGACTTTGAGTGCCTTAAATGGGCTTATAAAGGCTAAAGGAGAGAGATACGTCTTTGATGGGTGTTATATTCATCGCATACACTTCCTTAAATCACTTAAATCATTCGCTGACTTTGGGCGTGGGTGGATGAACCGATTAGAGGACTTTTACGATTACGCTGAAACTAAACTAAATGGCTAATAAGTTTGATAAAAAGGCACTTGAGAAGTTAGGTCAAACGTTCGATAACTTTGAACCGGCTGAGGACATCTTGGATATGGTTGCCGATTGGGGTAATAAACTCCTAAAGGAGATGCGTAACAACCTAACCAAGAACAAGAGCTTTGCATCATCTAAACTATATCAGTCACTTAACGTTGTACCTAAACAAGAGGGTACAAGGTATAACATCAAGGTTGAGATGGAGGACTATTGGAAGTACGTGGAGTATGGTAGAGGTCCAGGTAAACAACCACCAATGCAATCTATATTCGATTGGATTAATGTCAAACGAGATGTTCTGGCTAAAGTTAAGAACGCCAAGAATAAACTATCGGCTAAAAGGTCACTCGCATTTGTTATCGCTCGTAAGATAGGGCGTGAAGGTATTAAGCCTAAGCCATTCGTTGAACCGGCACTTCAAAAGGTAACTGTTGATTCTCTTATTAAGAAGATAGAGAAGTATGTTACAGTTAGTTTAGGAAAATAATTTTTTTATTTAAGAAAAGTTTTTTATATTTGTGGTCGTAAAGACTATGGATATACAAACAATTATTAATGAGATCAAGTTAAAGCGGAAGCATGGCTTGGTTAAAAAGGTGAGCAAGGCAACTGGCATCAGCCAACCTACTGTTCGCAAGTATCTTAATGGCGAGGGTATCGTATCAGATAAGGCACTCGTTGTATTACGTCACGCATTAAAGGAGGTTGAAGATGAGGGTTGATATGTTTATTCAACGAGGCGAGGGGTTAACCCTTGAGGTTGAAACTGCCTTCTGCACTTTGGTTTACGACTTAGAAACCATCTGCAAGTTAATTTTAACACACATGTATGACTTTTCTAACTATGTGATAATAGAGGAGGATGAGGACAGAGTTAAGAACTATGACCTTGATATGGATAGCTTAACCGAGAATAACCTATATGACATACTACACGACCTAATTAATTACCACGATTTAAATTATGAAGACATCAGATAAACTAACTAACTTAACCAAAGCTTTGTTTGAATTTCAAGGCAAGGTTACCAGCGTTAAGAAGAACGCTAAGAACGACCATTTTAAGAACAAGTATGCTGACTTAACAAGCATCATTGAAACCATCAACCCTATACTGCAAGAGTGTGGCTTATTGGTTACCCAACATCCTAACGAGGACGTATTGGTTACAACTGTTTACCATGCTGAAAGTGGTGAGTATATGCAGAGCGAACAAGTGTTAAGGATGAGGGATTTAAACAACCCACAACAACAAGGCTCGGCAATCACCTATGCAAGACGTTATGCCCTTGCAAGTATCTTTAACCTATCTCAAGAGGATGACGATGGAAATAGTGCAGCAGCCGTTAAAGAACCACAGAAGATGGTTAAGGAAGTATTGAACGAAAAGCATCCAATGTGGGATAAGGCTCTTGACCATTTGCAGAAGGGCAACCCTATTGCCGACATTACTCGCAAGTATACAGTAGGTGCTAAAGAGTTAGAGTTGTTAAAAGCAGTTAAATGAATAATGACAAAAGGATTTAGATATGAAAAAAGTCCAGTAAATTAATTAAAAAACTTGACAACTATGACACAATATAACTCAATATATAAAGAGT